ATCGCATCGACCGCCTCTCTGGCGGCGTACTCTGCTCCGGAGACATGGTCGCCGATACGGTACTCCAGAATGCTGACTTCCCCGAAGATGGTCACCGCCGTGAAGTTCAGCTTGAGCGCATCGCCGTCCACGACTCCGCTGAAGTCCCTGATCTCTGTGATCTCCGGATTGATAAGCAGTGCGTCTGTCAGAGAGAGCCGGACGTCGGTGTTGATGTATTCCTCTGTCAGTCCTCTGCCGATATATGACTCCAGCTCCGAGCCGTACATCCATGAATAAATGGGGAACCGGAACCGCTGAGTCATCAGGCACTTCCAGATCCAGACTTCGACCGCCCGCCTTCCGTTTACCAGCGAGCCGGTGAATTGTCCGTTGGACATGTCTATTTCATACTCGAACAGCGACTCTGCAGCTTTCTGCTGCTGCGCGGTCTGGGCTGTCACCACAATGTTCTGTACAAAAGATGGTAATAAGCTCATCCTTCACCCCAATCTTCTGCAATCTGTTCTTCCAGGCTTAAGACCTCCTCGCCTGAGATGATCTTGCCAAGGACCAGATACCTGCCGTCCGGCATCGGAGCAAGCGCTACGAGGTCGCCTTCCTTCAGCGGTTCCATGTAGACCGACAGGTCATTGTCCTGTTCCTCCGGCTTGTGTGCGATCGTGTCGCCGCCATAGCCGACGACCTGGATCTTGACCGTCCTGGGATACCTCATCACGGAAGTCTCGAAGAAGTACAGCTGGAATGGTTTCAGCTGGATCTCATCTCCGAGCATGCACTCGTTGTGCGCCGTCATGGTCCCGATCTGTATTCCGTCCGGCATCTGGGAAGCGCCGGCCTGCTGCATTACTCTGTATAGATCAGACGCTCCAAGCATCCTTAGTCTCCTGATAATCCTTTGAAATCAAGCTCCAGCTGCATCGTATGCACGTTGTTCTGGAATGTGTGCCGGTCTGTCTTTATCCAGTAGAGCCCGGACTGGCCTGTCGCGGAATCCATAAGCGTTACCGCCCTCCCGGAGACGCATCCGCTGTTCCCGATCGCAGTGATGGAAAGCGACTGCTCCGGGTCCTTCATGAGGCTCTCGGCCTGCGTTTGCGCATCGGAATTGACGTCCGCCTGTGCGATCTCCGTGTACGTGCCGTACTGCGCTATGGACTCGCCGTTCGTGACCTCGCCGACCCTGTTCCCGCTCTCATCGTAGAGCACGACGCGGTTCACGAGGTTGTCACTCTTTTCCGTGTAGTGCGACTCAGTGATGTTGGTCGCTTCTGAGAGAGTGAACGAGCTGCTCGTCTGCCCACGCTCTTCCACGCACAGCGCGCGGCCTTCCATGTACACGCGATACTTTTTGTTGTTCTGCTTCGTCGCTTCCTCGTAAGCGGTCGCGATGGCGTCGATGATGCTCTGACCGTTGATGACAAGCGAGTTCAGGACCACGCCCGTCGCCACGATGGAACCGGTCGGGAACTCAAAGTCCGCGCAGATGAGCCGCGTTATGTCTTCCGGCGTCATCGGCTCAGAGAAACTGTATTTGCACTTATTCCGTGCCAGCAGGGAGATGTCTTCCTCGCAGTTCGCCGTGACCGTTCCGTAAGAGCTCGATTTCTCAGAACCGGTGATGCGCCCAAAGAACAGCTCCGCGCCGTTCTCCGTGACTGTGATGTAGTTGCCCAGCGAGGGCCGCGGGAGGGTCTTCACCACAGGATCATACGGAGCATTGATGTAACTCACGTTGCAGGTCCGTGCGACCTCCTCGGCGCTTCCGCTCCATTCAACGCTCGTCACCATCCCGGTGATGTCTGTGCCATTCAGATATATTTCGATCATGCCGGAAGCCTCAGTTTAAGCCCCGCCTTCACGACCGTCGGATCTGAGCCGATGACGTTCCTGTTCAGTGCGTAAAGCTCCGTCCAGTCGGATATGCCAAGCTCTTTCCGGGCGATCGCGAGCAGGTTGTCTCCGTTCTTCGTGATATATGTTTTGCCATTCCTCGGTGTATCCGGAATCGACCGTCCCTGTCCGCCGTTTAGGACCGACTTACTGACCACTCCCTCGCGATTGATGTAGATATACCGCTTCAGGTTGATCTCATAGGAAATATCGCCGGTGCCGTCCTGCTCACCCCATGTCAGCGACTCGATGGTGCAGTGGATCGCGAGCACGTCCAGCAGGTGGAGATCCATCGGGCCTGCTGCCTTCATGCGGTTTAGCTGCTCAATGTACTCATACGGAGAGCTGATGGAGCTCCGCGTATACGTATCCGGACGCATCGGGAAAAAGCTCGACCAGGAAACCGTATCCAGGTCAGGCCAGCCAAGCAGGTTCACCTCGCCGATCGCATTCACGTTGACCGTGGTGTTGTTCTGTGCGCTGCTGATGTCATAAGAGGCGGGCAGGACCGGAAATACTACCTGCCTGCTCCCTTGTGTCAGGATTATGTCCATTCATGCCTCCCCCTTATGCCATCGAAACACTGCCCATGTTGCCGCTGGCCTTCATAAGCTTCCGCACAAGCTGGTCTGTTATGCGGTCGATGTCCGCGTCCTCTCTTACGACGATCGTGTCTGCCAGTTTTGGAATGGTTACGTTCGCGCCAGATGCAGCAGTGGCAGTGTTCCGAGAAGCGTCGTGCGGGATTATCTGTGTGCCGGACGGGAGGTTCATGATCTCACCGCCGGACTCGTTGACTCTTGTCAGACCGCCCTGCCAGTACGATGTGCCGGATGCATTGCCGGTGACTTTGTTCACGACCTTGCCGATCGTGTTGTCATACGCGCCTTTGGCAAAATTGCCTATTCCCTGAAGCGCACCGGTCACGCCTTCGAGCCCTGCGGTCAGCGTTCCGAAGAAGCCTTCCGCAACGCCCTTGATAACGTCGAACACGCCAGTGAATATCGAAGAGAGCCCGTCCCATGCCGCCTGCCAGTCGCCAGTGAAGACGCCGGTCAAGAATGTGATCAGCCCTCCGAGGACGCTTGTGATACCATTGACCACATCAGTAATTCCGATCAGGAATATCTGCAAACCGCCGCCGGACATCAGTGCGTCAAACGCGCCAAGGACTCCGTTGACAAATGTCCCGACGATGAAGTCGAGCACCGGCTGGAGCACCTCCATCAAACCGCTGAAGGCTTCACCAAATGCCGCGAGGTTTGGCGCGGAGTTGTCTTTCAGTGTCTGGATCGAAGCTTTGACCTCGTCCATGTGCGTGATGAATACCGCCGCAATGGCAACGATGGCGCCGATGATTCCGATCACTATCGCGCCCGGGCCGGTGAACGCGGCAAAGCCTGCCTTGACCAGTCCGCCGGCAGCGTGGATCTTGGAGAATGCAGTCATTACCTTCGAAGCGAAGATGATCAGCTTCCCAAAGACGAGCAGGCACGGACCGACCGCCGCTGCGATGCCCGCGTAACGGATGATCTGCTGCTTCTGCGCATCGTCCAGAGCGTTCAGCTTGTCGACGAACTCGGTGACCTTCTCGATAAGCGGCTGCACATACGTGCCGAGCAGTGTGCCGAAGCTATACTTTAGGACATCCAGTGAGGACTTCAGAGACTCTATCGAGCCGCCGAGGGATTCCATCATGGTACTGGAGAGCTCATTCGCTGTGCCATCCGAGTTCCGGATGCCTTCCTCCAGAGCCTGGAACTTCTCCGGAGCGGTGTCGATAATCATCAGCATCTTCGACATCTGGTTCTTGCCGAACATCATCGACGCGTACGCTTCTTTTTCCTGCGCGGAGAGCCCGCTGAAGGCAGCGTTCAGTTCTTCTTGGACGGTGATGAGATCTTTCGCGTTACCAATATCATCGAACATCTCGAAGTGAAGGGCTGCCATCGCAGTGCTCGCTTCCTTGGTAGGCTTTGCCAGCCTCGCCATCGATGTCTTGAATGCTGTCGCACCTTCCGCAGCAGATACACCGGAATCGCCCCATGCAGCGATAAGTGCAGCCGCGTCTGCGGTATCATAACCGAGCGTCCGCATGGTCGGCGCCATCATCTGGACGCCGTCGAGCAGTTCCGAGCCATTCGTATTCGCGAGGGCCTGCGCTTTCGCCAGCTGGTCGGCGACACGCGTGGTCTCTTCCATCTCAAGGCCGAAGCCCTTCATGATGTTGCCTAAGCCGGCAGAGGTCTGCGCGAGGTCTGTCGCGGTGCCCTGTGCGTAGTCCATCGCATTCCCCATCAGGTAAGCGATATCTTCCGCCTTGAAGCCCTGCCGCGCGAAGTTCAGCGTCGCCTCGCTCGCGTCCGCCATCGTGAAAGTGTGCGCTTTGGCGGCTTCGGCTGCTGCATTCTCCGCCGCTGCCCACTCTTCAGCGGACTGTGCCGCAGTGGCGCGGGCAAGCTCCATGCTCTGGGAGACTTCGCCGGCATATGTCACGGCTGCCGTTCCCGCAGCAACGATCGGGACTGTGACCGTCGCGGTGAGCGCTTTGCCCACGTTGGCGATGCCCTTGCCCATATCCGCCACCTGCTTGCGAAGGTTCTTGCCCTGCCTCCCTACATCAGTGAGCGCGGTCTGGAAGTTTTGCAGGGGAGTAGAAAACTCATCCGTTATTCGAAATATGGCATCTACAACTCTGCTCATTTAATCTTCCCCTTCAGTTCTTCGTTCTCTTTTTTCGTCTCTTCGATCTCCTGCATCAGAAAGACTTTTATGACGCGCCTTTCCGCAGGTCCCGCTGAGTAATACCTCGCGGGCATGATGTTCTTATGTCGGAACAGCATGTATGCCGTATTTGCATCACTGTCCGAGTAGATCAGTTTTTTATTTCTTTGTCCGTATCCTCATCGGTTCCGTATCCGGAGAGCGCCGTGATGGCGTTCGCCAGTTTCGTGATCTCGCCGCCGAGGAAAAGCTTCTCCGCGAGGTCCTTGGGCGTGGCGACCTTGAAGTGCTTCAGGAGCCGCTCATCCCTGAGATCAGGGCTCACCACTCCGGCGATGACGATCAGAAGGTTTCCGTCGAATGACTTGCCAACATTGATGTTGCCCTTCTTGTCAGTAATCGACTGGATGATCTCCTGATATCTCCGTCCGGAGATGGGCTGGTATTCCACGATAAAAGGCTCCCCGAACAGTTCGGACAGC